ACGCAGGTTATTCTCTTTTATATGTAGCCGAAGCTACACTCCACCGGTGATTAGCCGGGAAAACCTACTAAGAGTAGGGAGCCAAGCCTATATGATAGGTGAGATCTGGATTCCGGGTAGAAACTCTACCATGGTTCCAGGACACCCCATATACGGCCGACGCTAGAGTTACAGAAGGTGCGAAACCAGACCACCGCACGGAAAACCGTGGAGTTGTCAAGTAGCACTTTATGTACCTTATCCCGCCCTTCCAAGTAGTTATCCACCTGGATTGTTCGTCGTGAATGACAATGTCACCGAGACCCTCAGGGCCACGGAGACGTCTGATCTCCTGGGGTATACCCTCAAGAGCAGCATGCCATGCACTTCGAACACAAAGCCAACGACCTAAGTGACCAGAAACCTGGGCACGAAGACCATTAGCCAGCGCAATCCGGGAAGAAGGCTGATCAGGATCATCTTTTAGATAGAAAGGACGAACCTTAGTACCCAAATAGAAGTCACCACCACAGCTCTCGCGAAACAGACCAGTCATGAAGGATTTCTTGACATTGGTTTCGAGTCCACAGAAGCGCAAAGCGGAGATAACATCGTTCGAGTATTCCGTCGGTAGAATCAAATCGTCGCCAAAAGCGAAGACCGACCTGCCGATTGTATGAGACCCTGTGATCGCGGCAATTAATGCCAAGAACAACAAGGTTTCAAGCTCGAACGTGAAACCATTACCCATAGAAGAAAACTTCTCGAGGAGAACATAGTTCCCTTTGAAAAGCGTCTTTTTGGAACGAAGTCCGTCAAGGACGTCATACCAAGAATGGGGAAGTAGGAGCTTCACAAGGTTCCTACTAATGGTATCGCTAGCATTTTTAAGGTCTAAGGTAGCAAGGTGGCCTCTGCGTGAGGCCCATCGAGCAAGAGCTCGATGTTTATCTTGCCCTTCGTTGAGGTCGATACCCCAACGGCGAAGACGAGACCTTATCACCTTGCCATAGGCAAGTTGATAAAAGACGTTTATGGAAGGTTCCACGGCAATGCCGCGGTCCTTCGTAGCGTCTTTGGGAACCGTAAGAAAGCGGTTCCCAGGTACTGACTTCGGCGCCTTCCCGATGTCGCTACAGGCGGAAGCCCATAGCGTGCCACTCCAAGGGAATAGGAATGGCCAAGCATCAGGTGTGAATTGAGGCTCATTCGAAATCTTGTCAGGGACAGTCGCATAGACGCCCTTGTCGCCAAAAGTCGAGCCAGGACCGAACCTTCCCTCTACGAGGTCAGGACACGGGCCAAGAATCTCCGTCACTATTTTCCTTGCACGCACGAAATATGCATGCAAGTCCGAATTCTCTTGGTGACCTTTGAGGTCATCAAGAATCGGATAGAGACGGGCATTTGCCCGAAAGCAACTATGTTCACAAATGAGGAAATTCCTTTCAGCAACGGCCTTTCGGTCGAAGCTAGTGGGGAGCGGCGCATACTTCTTTAAGAAGGCTGCGGCGCTAGCATTACGCCAATAATCCTCAGGAGTAAGATAGTTACTCGGATCAACCTCCAAATTGGCAAGTTGATCCCACTCGTTGTTCCGAAGCAGTATCGAAGCTGCTAAGGACATCGAGCTGGCGAGGCCTTCGAAATATTCTAAGGCCACCTTCTTCACATAATGTGAAATCAAGGTTATCTCCAGTCAAACGTTGAAGTCCCCAAGACTAACAGTCCTGGGGAAGGACGATCAGGTCGGCGCGAAGCCGGCGACGATCGTATTCTTCATCAGGGTCACGTTCAGCAAATTGCACAGCTGATACGAGAACTCCTGGATGTCGACGGCCGTCATGTTCTGCGGGACAGCAAAACTGCCCGTGAACGTGGCGACCGCACGAACTTCCGTTTGACCCGTGGTGGAGTTCGTGTAGACGGCGGGGAACTTGCACCCCACGTCCACACGACGCACCGTGCCATCGGAATTCGGACGAGCGGTCATGGTAAGGACGGGCTTTTGGCCCACCGTACCAGACGCGGTCATCGAACGCCACATGGCCGGCGACTTGTCACCACCACTCGCGGAGACGAGCGACCACAGAATGTCCGTGGTACCGTCGTACTTCTTGACGGTGATATCGGTTGCAGTAGTCATTTGACTGCTTTTCCGGTATGAAGGAGCTCATTTGAGCTTCCCCATTTGTTGCACCAACAGCGAAATTGCTGTGGCGCCTCGGCTAACGGAGATACTCTTTAAAGGAGTAAATTCGAAGCGAGGAGAAGTCAGCCCACCGCTCCTACCCTGTTCATAGTGTTTAAGGCCAATGTCACGCTGATAATTCAGCGGGCCAATGCCGAAATACACATAGGCAGAGTAGAGGCTAGTAAAGCGCTTCTCAATACGTGTGGAAGTGTAGCCTTCAGTGACCTGGTAACCCCAAAAGTCAGTCATTGCCGAAAGACATTGGCCGACATTTGAGAACCAGTCCACAACGAAGGAAAATGGAACAGCTTCCCACGCCACAGACAGGGGATTCACAAACCCCATCTGATTAGCAATCGCCAGGTTTGGATTGTCCACTTTAACGAGAGCACTCATGCGTACGCCGCCACTCCAGCTTGCGCTAGTGTAGCGTTTTACGAGTTGAGTGCCCTCGAAACCGAAGGACCCTGACGACCCATTGCCAGAGAAACCGGCCCCCACCTTAAAATGCTGGAACTCACTGGAAGATTTTCCAGTGCCCTGCATAATATCGATGGAGGAACCGATATCTTGAACCAAAGGCACCCAGCCGAAATGCAATTCGAGCCAACGATCAGCAGCTTGCTTAGCACGCTTTTTGATCTTTTTCTCGGTATTGCCATCAAGCTTAACGCCCAAGGCTTTGGCAGCGGCTCCCAAGTTTCCGTTCTTTACGTGATGAATGCTGGATGCAATCGCACGTACGTGAGACATGATCTGACCAAGTGATTGACCAGCTTCCAGAGCGTTATTAGCGTTCTGGGCGCAGTCTTTCATTTGATCTACGAACTTAGCGTAAGCTTTATTCGTAGCACGGGTCATGTCGGCAGACATGTTCTCGTCCCAATCATGGGGGACGGGTTCAGTGTCAGCATCACCGGAAACGTTAGTCGCATACTGGGGAGGGTCGGAACCCTCGATCCTGTAGCGACCGTCGAACGACATGATGTTGTAGACTTCAAGACGATAGTCGAGCGGATGAGGGTAATGACCCTTAACACGCTTTTGACAATTGTACCATTGTCTACGCACACGTTCGACGGGTTGACCAGGCGGCATGATTGGCCGGTCTTCCTTGTAGCGGGAGTAAGGCATAAGTCACCTCAAAAAAGTGACGAACAGACCAGCTACGGTCTTTATGCCATCGGGAACGGATTCAGGCGAATCCAAACCCGTTAGCCACACAACAAGATCCCTAAGGATCTCGATCGTAAGACCCAAAAGGAGTAGAACTTCTTTCAAGTCCATACAATCGATAGCGATAACGCTAATAGTTGAAAAGGCTAATCGCAGACCTCATACAGGTATGAGAATCTGCCGTACAAAACTCGCTTACTAAAGGCGAGATGAAGGCCTAAGTGGCCTAATGTACGCGGTAGCACTGTGCAGAAAGCTACCTCGAAAAGGTGACCCTTAAGGGGG